TTTTTCTATATCAACCATTTTCTTTTCCTCATCTTTTTTTGGTTTCATTGGATGATCCTCTGGTAATAAATCGGTGTCATGTTTACCACCTTGAAATCTTCCTGTTCGTAATGCAAAAAGAAAAGAATTCACTCTAGCATATCCCCACTGTTCTGGTGATGAGACACTCGGTCTAACACTTTGTGGATTAGTTTTATATGCACCAATTCCTCTTTCCATTACCTTTGTCAATTCAGCTAAAGTTGTTCTGGAATTCCATTTAACTTTACTATCCTTGACTTCTTCGTTGTGATCTTTGACCTTTTTTTCTAAGGCTTTTTTCACACTCGCAGAAACTTGTTTTATATCTATATTCTTCTTACCTTCTTGCTTCTTTGTCAATTCTAAAATAGCATCTTTCATTCTTTGTTCACCAAGAGTACCAATAACACCCCATTTAATTTGTGCGACAACTCCAGCAACATTTGACATATTCGGCTGTAATGTTGGATCATCTTTAAATTGTTTTCCATCTCTAAAGTGTCGAGATGCCCAAGCCTCTCTCTCTTTTATCCATTTCGTGACACCTTCAGTTTCTTGACCATTTCTTGCTTTAGTCCAAAATTCATAGGCTTCATTACCACGAATATTTCCACCAGCTCTCCAAATCTTGGGAGTATTATCTTTCATCGCTTTAGCAAACTTATAATCGAATTGTGGAAAATTAGAGTTTCTTAAAGATATTTTTTTATCATCACCTTTTTCTGGAAAGTTAGTTGTCATCACTATCCTCTGGTGTTTGAACATTATCATTATCTTTTAAAGCCATACCAAAAGGCTCAAACATATAATCTAAACCAAACTTCTCTGCTAATTTTTTATCGGCTTGAATTTGTTCAAATAAAGTTTCTGTATCTTTTCCATAATTACTAGCAATATCAGAAACAGATACAATTCCATTTTTTAATCCTTGGATGTTAGCTTGAATTTCTTTTAAAGGATCAATCCAAGGGAAACCTTTAGGCTGAAAATTTGGTGAATTAAATTTATCATATTTAGCCATTGGTAAATTCATCTCTGTAGAAGTCATCGCCATCTTGAGCCACTCTCCATAAATAGGCTTACAAAAATGATCAACAATAAATTTTTGCATAGTCTTAAAATATTCTCTTTGTTCTAATTCACCCTGTCTTATTGAAGAGTAATTTACTTGTGTTAAATCATTTGCTAAACTGTGATAAGAAATATTTAAACCAGATGATATTTGTCTTAAAATAGATTTGACAAAAGTATCAAATGCACTGGTCGGATGTTCAGGTGAAAATGTTTTAATGTCATGACCTGCTGGTAGTTGTTGAAATGTACCTGCTTCTATTTTCATTTGTTGTGTGTATTCATTTTCAGGTGCTACATCTCCAATATATTCATCTCCACTCGGTGAAGTAATGAAACCCATTTGAGAAGCATGAATACGAGAAGCAACTAATTCCGCTTCTAGATAGCCATGAAGCATTTTAAAATTTTTAATTGTTGGTGACATCGGTGGAACACCTCTTGTTTGATTAGGTCTTTCCATAAAATAAATATGTAAAATATTATCTGCTGGAACTCTGATTGTTTCTTTAGACTTTGGTGTACCTATAAAATAATCATAAGGATTGTATTCAAACAAATGATACGCAACAGGTTTATCAGTATCTTTTTCTAATTCAACACCCATACGAATAGTATTTCCGTTTTGTAAAACTTCGTTTTTTTCTTCGTCTAATAAATCAATATCTAAAAATTTCATGGCGAATAAATATCTATTCGATTTATCTTTAACCATCTGGACTAAAACTTCACCATCAATAAATAAACTTTGAACAACCATTTTTAATGAATCGTGAAATGACATTTTCTGATCAGTCGTACAATTTCCAAACTTACTCCATTCCTTCCAGCGACTTTCAATAACACTATTAGCAATAAAATCTAATTCATTGTTTCCGTCTTTTGCTCTGTTCTGTAAAGTCATTCCTTGATTACCAATAATGTTTGTCACCATTAAATTGACAAATCTTTTTGCATATTCATTATTGCGATGAAGTTCTCTTGTTCTATCTCTTAACTGTCTAAGAGAATATCTAATTTCATCATCTGCTGATCTTGATTGTTGTATAAAGTCAGATAAAAATCTTGTTGTGTTCGCACCTTCATAACTTCTTTTGAGTTTTTTCTTTTTACCAAATTTAAAAAAATCTTTTATTGCCATTAAAACACTACCTTAACATTATTACCTGTAGAATATCTACCACCTTTGAGTCTTTGTTTTTTTGTTTGTTGCACGACTTCTCTTCTATAATAATTTCTTAGTTGTGTTATTTCTTCAAATCCAAATTTAGTTAAACTTCTTCCACCAATACTATAAGAACTAACATCTCCGTTTGATGCTTTTGTTTCTAAAAAGGACTCAATATAAGTAAGCATTTTTTGTGCATGACTTCTAACATCAGAATTTGAAGAGTCATAATCGTCCACAATAGTCCAATGACCTGAGTCGATTGTAATTCTCTCACTATCAGAATTTCTAATGATATAGGCTTGCCAGTCATATTCACCAATATCATATCCGACAGTAGTGGAACTTGCGACAGATACTAAATAATCATTACCAGAGGCACTTGCAGTAATATCAATATCATGGTGATTAGCATGATAAACAGTAGCAGTATATTTCAGGGTATATTGATCATTAGGATAATCTTTATGTAAATCAGTCCTTTTCCACTGGAGAATGTCTCCAGCTCTTATTTCTGTTGGTTCTCTTTCTTGTATGTTTGCAGTATCGAATAAATTAGCCATTCCCTATTTCCATGAATTCACAAAGTTATTTTTTATCATAAGTTTTTTTTGAGTCACCTTATTTTCTTCTTGACTATCTATTCTATCTTTAACCTTATTTAGGTCTGCATTCAAGCCAATAAATGAGGCATAGCCATAAACTAGACAATCTAATGCTTCGTTTCTTGTTCTTGTCTTAACATATTCTCTAGTTGGTATTCCTTTGACATATTTTGTTTTTACTCTTTCTGCTTTTAATTGGAGAAAATATTCGTCATCAAGATTTTTAGGAAAATGAATATATCCAGCACCTTCTTGATCTATCTTCAATCTAGCGAATAAAACATCTTTTGCACTGCTTACACCAATCATAAATAATGGAGTTCTCATAGAATTGTTTTGTGATGCTCTTTTAGGAAATATTGCTCTTGATCCAGCCATACCTTTGATCGCTAATATTCTTCTTCTAAATCTAGAACGACAGAACGTTAATACTTGGTTTGTAAAGTGTCCACCACTATCTACACAAGCTGTTGCAAGATGTAATTTTTTTCCGTCCTCTCTTCTAAATGATTTACTCAACTCTTGATCTAATTTATCCCATAATTGATTTGTTGAAGGATCACCATGAATAATGCGATGATCAATAATCCAAATCTCTTCATCAAATCCAATACCTAAGAATGTGACTTCTAATCGAGTATCTTGAACATCGACTCCAGCACAAACAACTAAAACTCCTTCTGGAACATTTTCATAAGTGTAGGCTTCTACTCTTTCATGTAGAGGTACATCAACACCTTCTCCCTTATCTTCAAACGACTCACCAAGAGCAGTATTGATCCAAACCTTTAATGTTTCAGGAAATTTTTTAGCTTCTAAAAAGTTTCTAACTGTATCTGATAATCTAGTCCAACTAGAATATAATTCAGATAGATGAAATGATGCAACACCAGTAAAATCTTTAGTGGCTTGCCAATGACCTTTTTTAATTGCTTGCCATCTCATGGAGTCATTCCAGTGAGCTTGACAGTGTTCACATAAATAATAAGTTGCTTCTAAATTTTCTTTATCAAAGATAACATTTTGCCATTTTAAAACTTGTGTCTCTTCACATTCAGGACAGGGTACTTCAAATTTTCTTTGATCACCTAATTCATATTCTGCTTCTATTCTTGAGATGCCTTTAATTGTCGGAGTCGAACAAATGAATATTTTTCTATCCCAAAAGGTTGTTGTTCTTTTAATGGCAAGATTGAGAGGATCACCCTCACCACCTGCGGATAATTCAAAACGATCTAATTCATCAACAAGTAAAATTTTAATTGGTCGAGATGCCAAAGAGCTAGGAGAGTTTGAACCTACTATGGAGATATGACCACCATCAAATTTTTTATGCAGTGTTGTATTTTCTGCAAATCGTGTTCGTGGATCTTTAATTAATCCTTTTAAAGATGGACAATCTCTAATCATAGGAGCTAGTCGATCTTTAGAAAATGATTGTGCCATAGCCAGAGTTGGTTGCACGACTAATATGGGTGCTGGTTCGTGATGAATAAAATATCCAATAATGTTCTCTAAGATAGTTGTCTTACCAATCTGCGAACTGGTCATAAAAACAACACGTCTCACTTCTGGATCAGAAAGTGCGTCCATCACTCCCTGCTGATAGATAGCTCTTTCTAAATAATACTTACCTGTTTCGCTAGAACTCTCTGCTGATAGAAATCTAAACTCTTCAGACCATTCACTTACTGTTAGATGCTTTGGTGGTTTGAACTTCTTCAGTGTCGCTATCGTCAGATGATCTAAGTTCCTCACTGTCTGCAATGGGTACTTCTTTGTTTTTGCTAAGTTCATCAAGTGCTAAATGTATCTCCTTGTTTAATAAGTTCTTACATACTTCTATGCTATTTTCTACTGATAAAATCGGTGCGAGTTTATTCGGTATTGATCGCATCTTTTGTTTACAACTATGAACAATAGATGACCATTGTTGTTCAATTAATTCTAAAGGAATAAGAATACCTTTTTGTTTCTTTAGTTCTAATTCTTGTAGTTCTGCTTCTGCTGATAGTTTTCTTTTTCTTGCTTCGTCTAAAGATATGGTTTTGTTTTCATATAAGGCTTTTACCACATCCTTCATTAGATATAACTTGTGTCCTCTATCCTCACCAACAGACTCAACTTTGGCTAAAGTATCATTTAATTTATAGCCTGATATTCCTAACTCTGATCTGATACCATTAGCTGTGAACTTCTGTAATTCCTTCATGTCCTTACACCCCCACCAAAATTTCAGTCGCTAGAAAATTAATGCGGTCGCGAAATACCCACGAAATAAAATGCTGTAAAGTACCTATAAAATAAGGATTATCTAGCTGTTCGCAACGCACTTTGTAAACTCCTTGTAAACTTTCTAGTGAACTCTCTTTGAACGAACCGAGTTAGTAATTCAAACACAGGAAAAGATTTTCTGTAAGAAACATTTCTCTGTTCAAAACCAGCAAGCAGTTTTAATTTATTGTTTGGTAGTCTCTCCCATAAACCTTGTGTGCCTTTTATGTTTGCAATAAATCTATTCTTCTTTTTCTTTGCTGATCTTATTCTGGAATATCCTTTACCAAAGTTGCCATAGGCATCAAGTAATTTTTTCGATGCTGATACAGGATAAGGTTTTCCTGTTTGTCTATTTCTTGTTGTACCATCAATGATGTGCTTGAGGTATTTACCTTGTACATCTTTAGCAAACACACTTGATGTTAATGTTTGTTTAGTTGCTTTCATAAATGCAAATGCTCGTTTAGTAAATGGATTAGGTCTATCAATAAATTTATGAGATGCTTTGTTAATATATTTCGCACCATCTTTAGCTGTGAATGTTAATGCTCTTGCAGTTGCAAAAGGTATTTGTTTTCTTTGAATATTACTCAAACCCTTAGTCACTTCTTTAATATTATTTTTTACTGATATCTGCATTACTCTCCCTGTATTCTTCTTTCAAACTCTATGAGATAATTCATATACCATTGAGCTTTTAATAAATCTTCTAAGTAATTTTTTTTCTCATATCTAAATAAATACTTACATATGTTTCCTTTTAAATATCCCCTGAACTGGTCAGTAGATAATTGATGTTCTATAGACTCAATAGTCTCGACACCTTTGCCAATAGTATAATGTGCTGGATTGTTTACGTTATCAACCATTGAATAAGTCTCCTTGATCTTTGTTATTTTGTTTATGTTCTTCATAATGTTTATAACAAAATAAAAAGCCTTGTATAGCTGGAAATTTATCTGGAGTCCAAACAGATGCCCATTTACCACAGACAAAACACCTTTGCCATCTGTCTCTTTCATACGGTGTAAACTCTAAGAATTTTTTTAGAGCTAATACTTTATTAATGGATAGTCCTAGTTTCTGTTGTTTCTTGTTCATTAGTTAAAGAATATTGAAGGAATTTACAAAATGAAACAGCATTCTTTTCTGTCTGGAAAGTGTGGTATCTCACAACTACATCATATCCATTTTTATTCTTATGCAGATCAATCGTCATGTGTGGATGATCATCTAACCACTCTAATATCTTATCTTTCATAAATGTAAATTATCAGATTTAATTATTTGTACCTAGGAAAAGATTTATTCTTTTGAAAGTATTGATAGGCAAATTGCCAATTTCTTCCGTACTCAACACGACAAAAATCTTCTACAGATTGATCAGTGGATTGGTTGATGTTTTTTATAAATTTATAAAGCCAGCTCATGCCAGCTTTATATATAATTTTTTATGTTTGGATTATGCTATTTCGATATAGCAGGTGTGAGGTTAGGCAACCTCTAATAAAGATTGCCCAACGTCTCTGTAAGACCTAACGTCAATTAATTTAGCTTTTTCTTTTGCTATTCTTTCGTTTAGTTTTTTAACTCTTTTAGCAATATATTTAGCATCATAATAATCATCATTAGGATTAGATTTTTCTACTTGAGATAGTTCTTCCTCTAATCTTTTAATTGCTCTATTAGTTTTTTCATTCTTCTCATGTGCCTTCATCTCAGTCCAAACAACATTAAAATTGTCTGATGCTACATGAAAGATATGATTAGTTTGTTTCTCACCATTTCTTTTCTGGTTGTGAATAGTTGTAGGATATTGACCAAACATCTTTCCATACTTAGAAAAGTTCCATTTAACAGATGTTTTAATTTCACATTCAGTATTGTTCTCTGTAGCAATTAGTATTTTAGATGTTGGATAACCATCTAAATCAAATGTATCAATTTCACATTTAGCTATTGGATTACAATAATCAATTTGTTTTACAGTAGTTGCAACCCTAGATAAATACATATCAAAAATTTGATTTACTTCCATTTTAGTAATCATCATAATTTCTTTTTTGATATTTTCCATTGACTCTACAACGTAAACCTGATGAGTCTCTAAGTTAAAACCGCCAGAAGAAAATTGTTTATCTTCCACAAAGTTTTTAATTCTTTGACTTAAAACAAAGACATGCTGAAAAAAAGCAAATTGAGATTTTATAGAACGCTTCTCACCAAGGTTAAGTCTAGCAAAGGCAGAACGATTATCACATTCTGTTTTAAAACCATCTTTTACAACTTCAGCTTTGAGTTCTTTGTCAAATACTTCATTCCACTTTTTTACTTTTGCAGGAATGTTAGCAATCTGTTTTTTAATTTTATCCATTCTAAATTCGTAAGCACTTTTGATAGCACTTTCTCTTTTTGAATTAATTTCATTAATAAAGTTTTCTAATAAAAGATTGCTCATATTAAAAATCCCCCTGTTCTTTGTTCTCATAACCTCTAATGATACTTTCTTTTGCACTTTTTAAAGTTGGATAAATGTCTAATACTTCTTGTGTTTCAAAAGGCTCAGTCACTAAAGGCTCAATAATATTACTTGAAATATTAAGTGGTTGATTAAGTATGTTTTCACAAATCTGCCACTCCCAACCAAACATTGTTTGTATTTTATCTATTTGAAATTTGTGACCATTATAAAATACCTCATATATACCTGTATTGATTTTTGTAGTTTTCATCTTTTGTTCTCCTATATTTTTGTTCATACCTAAAATTACTAAATTATGAACATTAATGCAAGGATTATTATGAACAAAATAATGGTTGTATATCAACACTTTTTTGAATGATATTTGCATATCTCTCTAATAATCGCTGATTTACAAGGCAGGCTGTCTTGGGTTGGGTATCTCCCTTACCAATGAATTGTCGGCTGGGGATATTGTTCATTAATAGACATTCAATGATTTTAATAGGTTGTAGCCAAATGAACCTATCCCCTGTAAAGAATACCCAATAATCTGCTTTAGTCACTAATAAAGCAGAGGGTTGATTAAACATAAATAACTCTACTAAAATATTTCCTGTCTCTTG